TAAATTTTATCATCATATTCTTTAACTACATATGCTATAGATTGATTGTTTCCTGCCACAAGAGCGGCACTCATTGTAAACGAACCTTTAATAGCACCAGCAGCTGTTGTTACTGTAATTTTATTTGTCGCAGTTGCAGTATTAATAAGTCTTACTCGTCTCGCATAATTAATATTTTGAGGACTACCATTAACTTTAAATGTTAAACCTGTTGTAGCACCAGTAGTTGTAACAACTGCTGTGCCATCTACATTTTCAAGTTGAGCTGTTACTGAAAGTGGCCATGCCTGTACATCTGATTCATTTCCGCCAACGAGTTGACCAGTAACCTGTTTAACTCTATAGAAATTATTTGTACCATTAGTATATCCTACGATACGACCAGCTGGTTGTGTACCAGTTACTATTATTGTATCACCAACATTAACTGGAGCACCTGTTGATATTGTTATCCCAAAAGCTGTATCTGCTACAGCAACTGTAGCAATTGTGGGACTGGCTGCACCAAGAATTGTTAATGTAACTTCGGCCGATTGTACTTGTATATTTTGTGTCATTTTATTTTAATCCCATTGCACTTCTTCTACGCAAAGACATTCTTCTTTTAATGAGAGAGCGGCGCAGTTTCGCTCTTCTTGTTGTTTTCCATGCTCTTCTTAATAATCTAGCTTTCTTCAATCTTGTTGTTGCAGGTATTCTTCTTACCGTATTTCCAGAAATCTTATAGCCTTTAAGTCTAGACCGCCTTCTATTTTTCTGAACCGTGATTCTACCTTTTTTATTACGCCTTATTCTTTTACGAATTCTTCTAACACGACCCATGTTTATTATGTTTGGGTTTCTTTTAGTAGCTTCGTCTATTTCTTCGATTGACTCTTCTTCAGTCCAATCAAATCTATCAGCTGCTTCATACTTTTTTGCTTCTTCTAGATACTTAGCTGATATCTCATTTAGACGAGCATGAATTAATTCTTTTGCTTCGTCTAACTTATTAGCTATAAGTAAGTCTAAAAAACTCATTTTGCATCTTTAGCTTTATTACCACCAGCAGCACTGTGGGCTTTAAATGCGAAGTCTGAACCTCTTCTAAAGTGTTCAGGACTTTTATGTACCAAGTCAGCATATTTCTTTTTATTAACATCATTTAAATTCTTATGTACATTTGTCATAGCACTTGCTGTGTAATGGTCAACCTTTTGAGATTTTCCATTTGCAAACTTTACTGTCTTATGCTGCTTGTTCGCAACAATGTTATGTAAATGGTCCATTGTACTTTCTTCAAATGTTCCATTATTTAGTCGGTTTACCTCTTCGGATTGTAAAGGAGTTTGTATACCTTTAGGACCGTAAGGAACTGTAAAATATTTGTTCAACTTAGCATTATAATATAATGCAACTTTCATGCCATTAGGATATGGTCTGAAAGATTTTCTCTTAAGAAGTAAAACAAAAGGTGGGTCTTTAGGGTTATCACCTTTCTTTTCTACTACTTGCTCTAGTTCAATAGGAAGTTCCATTTCTTCACGAACAGCTCTTCTTGTTCTTTGAAAAATCTGTGGGTTATCTGTTAAGAGTCCAACCATTTTACCAAATAAGTCTTGAAGTAACCTTCTCTCATGAGGAGGAAATACAGGTCGCTCAGTCTCCATTTTATCTAATATACGATGGAGTTTTGCTAACTTAGTTTTATCAGCTAATCCAGCACGAACAAGAATGTCAAACTTTTTATAGTCTTTTTTATCTACTTTCTTAGCTTCGAGTATTGGCTTAGTGCCTTTAAAATCTAATAAACTTTTCATTGAATCTTTACCTTAAAAATGTTGAGTATCGTCTAGACGCTGAATATGAGAACCTTCTTCTTCAAACTCTGGTTCTGCATCAGCTGTATCTTGTACTTCAACCTCTGGAACCTCATAATCTTGATAACCTGTGTTCTGATTAATCTCATCAGGATTATTAATTTCATCCTGTGTCATAGGATTAATATCAGCAAACATGTCTTTTGCAATTTCTGTTTTCTTATCATCTAGTCCTTGAAACGCTCTTTGTGATAAAAGATTGTCTAGACTTTCTGAAGCATCTTTAGCTTGAGCTGAAGCTACTTGGTTTATAAAATCAACTATTTCTGTCATAATTTTTCTCCGTTATTCTTTATTTATGCCGGCAAACTTAGATACATCATCATCGAGTTCTGGTGTTTCTGATTCAGTATCGTCAGCATCCTTTGTGTTATCTTCTGGTGGAAATTGACTAGCATCTACTTCGCTTTGGCCAAATGTAACACCACTTTCTTGTTCATCCGCAATCTCTGTTTCCATTGTTTCAATTTCTTCTCCAGACATATGCAGAACATTTTTCTTAACCCATTCTGTTGAGTAATAACGACCAATATATGGGTCTACAACACTAAGAAGATTAACTCTTTCACGAAGCAATTCAGCTTCTCTTAGTTCAGTAAAGTTATTATCTTTAAGATAGTCATAGTAAATGTGTTCTTTCATGTGACCCCAATCTTCTAGGGAACAAATGCCTTTAAGCACACATTGAGTTTTTAAAGCATGGTCAAATACTTGTGAAAATTTATTTCTTAATCGAGTTATAAATTTACCAAACTTAACTTCATCTCTTGTTACTTCAGTTGACCGACCTAAACCAATCATACCTCCGCTTGATGGTTCCATTCTTGAGATTGGAACATTCAAAGATTGCATAAGTTTATTCTTAAAGTATTTTACATCTTCTAATTCGCCAAGATTCTGACCAGCAGGCAATGTAGTAATCTCTGTTCCTTTGCCACCTTCTCTACGAGGTAACCAGAAATCTTCTAGCATTGACATATGTTTTCTGTCGTCTCTTAACTCACCAGTTGAAGCATCATAAACCATTTTATTTCTATACTTAACCATTACATCTTTTAAATATTGTTCAGCTTTACCTTTTGGTAAGTTACCCACATCGATGTAAAATATTCGTCTTTCAGGTGCCCTTGATAATCTATAAATTACAATAGCATCTTCAACCATTCTTAATTGATTAAGTGGTTTAATTGCCTTATGTAAATATGAAATTACAAAAGTGTTCTTTGCATCCATTAGTCCAGAATTAACATTAATAATGGATTCAGGAGATATCTTTAGACCAGAATTTACATTTTGTCCAAAAGATTGTGTTGATTGACCTTTATCATTATAAACATAATACTCGGCCATTGATTCTATAATCATTGCACCGGTTTTAGGGTCTTTTACTTTCTTAACTTCACGCACTTTACGAATCTTGCGTGGGTCAATGTATCTTAATTCTTGAATACCTTCTTTAGGTTTGTTTTCATCGACAACAATATGATAGTAAATTCTACCATCAATGTACCATCTCTTAAATAAATCATCAGCATAGTTATTAAAATTTAACATTGATAATACATTGTTAAACTCTTCTCTGATTTTTTTCTTTATTGAGTCTGGTTGTCTGAGGTTGTCTAGACGAATATCGACAGATTTGCCGGATTCATCATGTGTAATTGCTTCGTTGACAATATCGTCAATGGCCATTTCCATTTCTGCATGGTTTGCCATCTCCCGATATCTAGTAATAAGTTCTATCTCGTTACGAACCGAACCTTCTAAATCAAGATATGTACCATAATGAGCATTACCGCTAACGGTAACAGCACCATCGTCCATAGTTGTACTTGGTAAAGTAAAGGAAGGCTGTTTGGACGCTGAGGTTTGCTCAATGTCCTTTTTGCCGAGCGTAAATCCGAAAAGTTTAATCGCCATAATTTATCATCCTATAAAAAAAATAGAGATGGCCAGAGAGGCCATCCTATTACAACACACCGTCTTCGACTGACTCCCACCATTGGTATGATAGAGTAACCGAAAATTCTTCCATTGTATCATTTGCACCCCAATCAACATCGATTGGTGTTAAGTCGGTTGGAAATAATCCGACAAAGTTATATTTCTTAAGTGCATCACCCGCCTTTCCAAACTGCGTTACCTGACCATCAACGGAATATCCGCCTGGTGAGGTTGCAACTGGATTTCTCACATTAAGAGCATGACTATTAATACCGTTCATCCATCTTTCGAAGGCGTTACGGACACTAAAGTCTTCATCATTAATGACTGAGATAGTCCAATCCATGAAGGTTCTATTTCCTACAAATTTAAGTTCACGACCAAAGTATTGAACTGGTACAACACCGAGCGTAGCGCCCGGTAGTTGTGCAGTTTTACACATGAAGGTCATTTTTTGTTGTGCGTTTCCAGCATTAGAAAATGCAGGAAAAGGCATAGAAACTTCAAAAAGATTAGGACGAGCACCATCACCAATCATTTGACTTCTAAATTCGTTTACATTAAATGCCATTTAATTTCTCCTGTTTAATCTATTTATTAGAATTGTCCAACGACTTCATCGAATGAAACGCCGGTTCTAACTGCAACAAAGTTTAGTTGAATGAAGTTGATTGACCTTGCTGGTTTGATGTAAATATCACCAACAAATCTGTTACCGTCAATTACTTCGCCTGTATTATTTGATTCATCACAAACTACTCTAAAGTCTGTAATTCCTCTACGACCTTGAATATCTCTTAGATATGGTTCAACAAGACTCACAAACTGAGCTCTAGTGAACTGGTCATTAAATTCGAACATTGAGAATCTTGCTGCACGAGCAATTGCTTTCTCAACTATGATAAACAATCTTCGAACATTGATTCTATCAAAGGCAGATGGTTTGGATAACAATGTTTTGTCACCAAATAATTGTGTGCCTTCGCCTGGGAATGTCATGACTGGATTAATACCCTTTGTATAAAGAGCATCTCTTTCTGCTTTCTTAGGATTCCATGCAAGTTTTAATACATTTCGCATGATGCCTCTGTTAGGACCAGCAGGTGAGAACCAAGGGTCTCTTTCGAGGTCAGTTCTTGCTGTTAGACCAGCAGTATCGCCATTAGCAGGTACCCAACGATATACATCATTGTATTTGTCATATTGATATTTCCAGTTACAATCCATAACTGCATATGAAGATGATGTTAATGTATTTCTATAAGCAACAGTTGTTGTAACTGGAGCTACAGCATTTACTACATCTACTTTCTGTGGTGAAATATATGCCATTGCATCTTTTCTTGTTGCAGCTAAATCAATTACTTTAGCAGCTACTACTGTGCCTGTAGTCGGTCCTGCCATTATTAAATTAACATCAACGGTATCTGCATTTGCAAATTCATCATATGCAATTGATGTGTTAGCATCAGTAACTCCTGAGCCGGCACCATTTGTTAATGTATATGTAGTTTGTGTTGTTAAGTTTGTGAATGCTTTAGCTGGCGTAACTGTAGTTCCCCAATTACCCGAAGCTAAGTTTGGTGCAACTGGATGTGCCATGTAACGAACATATCGTGATTGTCTAGTAATAACATCTTTATAGAAACTTGCATTACCTGAATCATCTTTTGCATCTGAAGCTTTAGACATGAATGGAAATACTTCTAAAACTGTATTAGCAACTCCATCTGAGAACTCTCCAAGTCTATCAATAACAATAGCATGTAGTTCATCATAACTAGAACCAGCAGCTGCTGCGTATGTAGAAGTTGTAGGTTGGTCAGAAAAGTTTGCTTTATATGGCCAAACAACTGTGGTGTTTGCCCACTGAGCCACATCACAAATTGAAACTTGTAATGAATTACCTTTAGTGCCAGGATATTTTGCAGCGTAAGCACCCCAAGTGACAACGCCACTTGAATAAGCTGCGTCATATACAGCATCATTTGGTATGTAAATGCCCGGAGCAGCTAAAGCTGTAGTCGTAACTGTTGAGTTAAGATGTCCGCCTTCTCGAATTCGAACTGTTTTTAAATTACTTGAATATGCTAGAAAATTTGCCGCTGTGAACCAGTATTCATAATTAGTTGAATCAGGTTTGCCAAAAATACTGACAAGGTTCTGTTCATCTGTTATAGTTGTTATCTCATTAACTGGACCCCATACGGCTTTTATAGCAATACCACCAATACTAGTGGCGACTGAAGGGACAATTGTAGTCAGGTCTATTTCTGATACATTTACCCCTGGTGAGAGCTGAAATGCCATTTGATTACTCCTCTTATAAATGGGTCAATAATTGTTTGAATATATATTTTTAATTTATACTCTATTTAGTGTTTTAGAAAGTTGAGGTTGGATAGTCTTTTACTAATTCACTATTCTTCCACAGGTCACCCTCTGAATCTACCTCACTCTCTACTTCTCGTCCATCATCAAATACTCCGACAGGAGTTAATTCTTCATTTATTAACATGTTTGCTTCTGCCAGCAATTGTTTTCTTACATCCACATCTGTCTCATCTCTAAACAATGATTGTGCAGTCAACCATCCAAATAAAACTAAACCCATAACTAGGTCATCGTTATTGCCTTCTTCAGCACCGTAAGAATCTCTCTGTCGAGCAAAAGTATTTAATTCAGCAATAGTGTCAAAATCATTTAATATAAGTTTATCATTTTCAATTAGTGTTTTTAAGTTAGCACAACCAATCTTTTTAACAGTCTTTGTGGTTCTAACGCCAAATGTAGTTGACCTTTTAAAACCACCAGATATAGCTTGTCCTTTTATATGATGATGTTCTAACTTGTAAATATTTTCATATTCTAGGTCATAGTGTAGAATGTCTACAACTTGTTGACCAATATTATTTGTTTCTATTAATGCATATGCATCATTATACATTGTACCTATTTTATAAATTACTGTTGGATAAAACAACAATGGTAACTTATTATTTCGATACTTTGCAACTTGTTTGTATGGCGTTTCAGTTACATCTATCACCATTATTGCTGAGTAATCTAAATTAACTCCTTCAGCACAATCAACAGCCGCAATATATAAATGTCCTTTTTGTGGTTCCTCATATATATCTAAACCGTCATCTGTACGGATTGGATTATGAAATGCAAGACTTCTCAATTTACTACCAGAAATTAAAGTTGCACTTGAACCAACAAATTCTGTTTCAAACTCAATACGAAATTGTTCTTCACTTGTATTTCGTATCGTCTCATCTTTCCATTCTGCATCTCTACCTGGCACCATTGACCAGTGGACTTCGAGTGGTTTATATGTTGAGCGTTTTTCTTGTGCATCAACCCACATCTTATAGAATAGATTCAACCCATTTGGTGTTGAGACTATAATTACTTTAGTAGTTGAACCAGATGATATCACAGGATATGTTGACTGGAAAAACTCTAGTGCCATGTTATGAGGTACAAAAGCAAACTCATCTAAAAATACTAAGTTGTAAGTACCGCCACGAACACCAGAAGCTGATGTTGCATAAGCAAATATCTTAGAACCATTTTCTAATTCTATATTACCTTTATTCCAAACTAAAATGCCTTGTTGTAACCATAAAGGTAAATATTCGTAAGCCTTTTGTAATCTTCCTAAAATTTCTCTAGCAAGAGAACCTTTGTTAGCAAGAATACCAATAGTATAGTCTTCATTAAATAAAACAGACCATAACATATATCCAACCGAAGTTGTTGTTTTACCACATTGTCGTGGCATCTTTGCAATGTTAAATCTATTTTTGTGAAACGACCTGACCATATCTTCTTGGAATGGCCACATATCAAAAGGTACTAAACCTAAATCTACATTAACTATTTGAACAAAATTCTTAATAAAATATACAGGGTCTTTAGAACATTTGACTAGTTCAGCCACTTGTTCTTCAGAATAACTTATATCGACACCTACACGCTTCAACCTAATATTGCCCATGTAGCCGTCAGTTGGTCTCAGTTGTTGCTCAGCCATAATGTAATTTATTTAATAATACTTCTAAGCATCCAGCGATGTGTGCTATGAATGTCTATTCGATTTGCTAAAAAGTTTATTAATCCTTGTTTGTCAAGTTCAGTTGCTAATTGTAATGTCATTGATAATGAAGCCATAACAACCTCATTGTCTTCTAATAATTTTGTGGCCATTTCAATACCATTTGGTACTGTTAGTTCGTCTTCGATATCTGATAGTTCTTGAAAGCGAGAAAATGAACCTGGAGCATAAGAGTCTAGGGCACGAATTTGTTCTGCGATAGTGTCTACTGATGCAAATAGTTCTAAGTATAGTTTACCAAAAAATTCATGGTATTGGGGGAAATTTGAACCTTCTATATTCCAATGATAGTTGTGTGTCTTGAGATACAAAGCAAATGTATCAGCAAGAACTTTCTTCATCATTTCATTAAGTGTTTCATCCATATTATATCCTTTTATCTTCTATTTATCTTTCTCAGGAGTCACATCTTTAATCGTGTTTTTTTCTACATCATTCAAAGCTTTAATCAATTCTGTTGTAGAACCAACAAAAAGAGCCTTATCTATATTCATATTTTTTGTATTTCCTACAATTCCATTCTCATCTTTTGTTAAATCTCTACGAGTTTTTTGTATATTTAACAAATCTTTATTGGAATCAGATAGATTCTTAATCATTGCAGCAGCTACTTCATATGCTCTAGGGTGTTCAGACTCTCTAGCAACAGCTAAAAGATTATCTAAAGCCTCACTACCTTTGTTAATTAAACCTTTAATGTTTTCTCGAGCAAATTCAGTGTCTTGTTCTGCTACTTCTTTGACAGGAACAATCTCGTGTTTTTTTGTTTGAACAGGTAAAATTTCCATTGTAGGAACAAAGTCTTTCTCATTATCTACATTGAAAAGTTCTGATAACTTATCGTTAGTTTTACTCATTATGTAAGTGGCCACTCAGTTATTGTTTCGGAAAATCCATACTCGTCTTCAGCATTAGCTGTAGCTGGGTCTGGTGTAGTTGTAATTATAACTGTTCTAAGTGGTTCTTTATCAACACTCTTTACAGTATAAGATGCATGTGATGTAACACCTTCAATTATATCGTTTGCTTTCAATAAAGTATTTAGGTTACTTATAATTACGATTCCAGTATTAGAATTACTGAAGTAAGCCATATCACCTTTAACATCTATATTTTTACCATCTGTGGTTTTAGTTGCAAAGATAGTTTCTTCATCAATAAAATAGTTACTTTTTCCAGTAGTTACATTAGAATGATTATTAGCCCAATCATTAATAAAAACTTTCTGAGAAGTTTTTGTAGCTGTTTCTATGTAGAGGTTTGTATTTGCTTGGCGAATTATTTTACCTTCTTTAACTGGAGGCCATATATAACCTTTTGCAGTAAATGTTAAATCCCAAATAATCAATCGGGTAGTTGTCATATCACCTTCATAATCTATACTTGGTGTAACAGAAGTTAAAACTACAGGCATATCATATTTTTGTTCCATGCCAGAAATAAAATCTACAGTAACGGTAAAGTCTGGTGTAAAAAATGGTAATATCTGTTCTAGAATTTGTGTGCCGTCTTCAGTATTTCTTACATAAAGAGACATGTTAAACTGAAAGTTATAAGGAACAGGAACATATTGTGTTCTAAGATTATTACTTGTAGCTGTATTAGCTGCAAAGTTCATTACACTAGATAATTGTTTTCTAGTTGTATCATAATCTAATCCTGATAACTCAAATGAAATACGAGGTACAACCGACTGAACAGCTTTTGTTAAATTAGGGTCAGATGTGATTCTTGTTATATATTTTTCTTTGGCACCATAAGACAAAGGAACTTTAAAATGTTCTTTAGCAGTTACGCCGTCAGCTGTATATCTTTGTAATACAATATCATTAAACATTGAGCCAAAAGCTACAATGACTTTTCTCATAGTACGATTATAAAAGTGTGAGTTACCTAGCATTTAAACTTCCCCAAAAGGATTTGTTTCTGTAAAGTCAATTATAGAATCGGCTTCAGCTTCAAATCTCATATTATCGTCTATTGATTCAAATGCATTATTAGCATTAAAGTTTTCATCAACAATATTTATTGTTGCGACTGAGCTTGATGTGTTGCCAATTAAATTAGCTCCGTTTGCAAATGTTCCTTGAACTCTAATAATATCAATTGAAGTGTTTGGATTAAAATCAAATACAATTGCACGAGCAGTTGAATTAGCTAAAGCTGGGCTTGATGCAACCAATGGTTGATATACAATCTCATCATTAACAAACTTACCTTGGTGCATATTTTGAATAGTTTGTCTTGTTCTTGGATAGAACTTTCTTATTACTGAGTCAATTTCATCAACACCTGTAGTAACAAGTTCATTAGAGAATACAAACTGTTTAAGTTTTAAAGCATAGACATAAACATTACCACCACGGCCACGACCTAATGTGTGATACATTGCTTGGTCATTTTCGTGTTCAACAAATGTAATTTCAAAAAAAGCATCTACCACAGGAACATAAATTAAATCACCTTCATTGGGCCTTAGTTGTGATGATGTCATTTGGAATCTTCTGCGAGAAGTGAGTAGTGTTATCTCATCTCTTATTTCTAAACCAAATTTAGATATGAAATCGCCTTCGCCATCCATACCAGTAATATTTTCTAGATACATCTCAAGAGAAAATGCAGACATATATTGTTTTAATGGGTCTTCGCCATAGATGTAGTCTACGACATCACCAGAGGTGCGTGGCATGTACCAGACATCCATACCATACATCTTCATCGCTTCAATCACAAGGTCTTCAACAGTCAGTTGTTCTTGTGTTATGCCCTTAGGAAAATTATTAAAATATAGATTAGTTCCCATGGTTAATTATCCATAAAATATTTCAGATGGAAGAACATTCATTACCTGCATTTCTTCTTCTATCTTTTCGATTTCGACTCGAGCTTCTTCCATAATTCGAGGACCATCTAAAGTTACTCCACCAGGCATTTGTATGCCAGCAAATTTACTTAAGTTACTACCCCATTGATATTTTATTTTAGCAGTACTATATTGTTTTAAGAATCTATCATTCCAAACATCTGATACTCCTTCTATAACAGCAGTTCCGTTAGTTATAGCAGCTGCTGGATTTTCTTTTAAATGTATGATTGTTGGAGATAATATTTTATTAACTTGTGCTTGTTTTCCATCACTCAATGTTATAAAGTCATTTTCAAGAAGTTGTTGGTCAAATGTTGTTCCAGTTCCTGTGAGTGTATTGGCTGTAGTTACAGCACTTACTGTACCTGTTATATTAATCAAATCTGGTTGTAATGCTCTATAACACTCAACAACAACATAAGAACCTGGAGAAACATCTTGAGTCCAGTCAATGTCTAGCATAACTTTATTTTGGTGTCGATTAAATCTAAATTGAGGTGTACCTACCATTAACAACTCTAGTGTTCTAAGATGTTGCATTGTAATTTCATAAGATACATATGATACAGATGTAAAATCAAATAAATCATTTAATCTTAATTGATATCTAATATCAAACATTCCCATTCCAGATGTGTCAGTAAATGGCATTATGCCAGTTACAAATACAACACTATCAGGAGCATATATCCATCTGCGACTAATATCTTCAGCAGTAATTTGATGTTTTAAATACATCTTTTCTACGCCGTCAAAATGATAGTCTTGAAAGAATTGTATTGAATCATCAATACGGTCTTCTACTTGGTCATCATCTACATTAATCTCAATGACAGGATGTCCGAGTCTGCGTAAGCAGTAATCTTTGTGTTGATTTCTAGTTGCTGGTTTTGACATAATCTACCTTTTATCCTAATGCAATTGAGAGAGCGAGTACATCACCAATTGTAGCGCCTGAAGCAGCTGCAAAAGTAACAGCACCCGAGCCATCTGTTGTTAATACCGTACCTGCGGAACCATCAGCTATAGGTAAACTATATGCTCCACGAACACTTAATCCTGGCACTGTAACTTTACTTTGAGCCGCAGAAAATGTTACTGCTGAATTACCTGCAAATGAACCGGAGTTGTTGAATTGAATTTCTGTATTTAGACCTGCTACTTGCGTGGTTTTTATTTGACCAAGAGTATTAGCTGCAGTTTTAAAATAGATAATACCATCAGAATAGTTTATGGCTAATTCGCCAATAGCTATAACACCAAGAGACGGTACTGCACTTGCAGTTCCAGAATTTAATACTTTGATTTCGGTTTTCTTTGCCATTTAATTCAGTATGCCTAAAAAGTTCCACCAGAAGAAACATCTTCATCTGATTTCATTATTAAATCGAATCTATCTTCTTTTACTTTGTTTTTCTTAACTACATTTTTAGCAACTACTTTTTTAGCAACTACTTTTGGCACAGTTTTTGGAAGTAATCTAATTTTCTTTTCTTTTGGCAACATCTTTTCTAACTTCTGAATATATTTTCTTTGTTCAGAAATAGTTTTCTTATCAACTATTTTTTCAGACTCTAAATTTTCTATTTGCCTTTTTCTAACTGTTGCATCTTTCATTTGAGTATTCAATGCATTTTGTAATCTATGAGCATCAGGACTTCCATCTCCTGATATAGCTAAAATTTCTTCTTTATCTTTTAACTCACTTCTTAAATGAGCAAGTTCACTTGTTAAATCAATTTCTGATTCTTTAGCATATAGATTCTTCTCTAACTGCTCTTTATCTTTAACTGCTTCTTCTAGAAATGATATTTGTGTTTGAAACATCATATTCTGTCTTAATATTGAATCTAAATTCTCAAAAATTATTTCATTATACTTACTTAAAAACTTGTCGTTGGTTTCTGCCATGATATAGACCTCTCATAATATGTTTAATTAAAATGTGCCACCTTGTAACATGTCAAATACTGGAACACCTGAAGAGTTTACTTGTAATAGATGGCCTTCTGTAGATGAATTTAATGATGTTACTGCACTTGTCCCTGCTCCTACTAATACTCCATTTGCTGCTAGAGTTGTTCTTCCTGTACCACCAGTACCCACTGCAAATGAGCCCGATGTAACTTGTGAAGCTGCGATTGCGATATCAGCTGCAGTAGCAGCCGTTGTTCTTCCGTAACTATCAACGGTTAATGAAGTTATGGTTTTAGTTGCACCCAAACTTCCTGTTAGATTGAAAGATGCAACAGGTAATGATACTAATCTTGTGCCATCAAATCCAACTGTTTGACCACTTGTAAATGATGCTGCGTTGGTACCACCACGAGCAATTGCTACTGTTCCGGAAGCAACTTGTGAAGCTGCGATTGCAATATCTGTATCTGTTGAACCTGTAATTTGTCCTTGAGCATTAACAGTTATAACTGGCACTGCAGTTGCACTACCTTTATTACCTGCACCAACGCCTGTGTTGGTTATACTAAAAGCATTACCTGATAATGTTAGACCAGTACCAGCAGTATTTGTTCCTGCTCCACTGAATTGAACAAATGTAATGGCGGTTGAACCTAATGAACCTCCAGTATCGACTGTACATGTAAATGAAGTGTCTGCTTGAGTTGTGCCTTGTTCAATGAATAAGTATGCACTAACTAATTTAGCAAATGTATCAGCATCAGTACTTCTTGCCCATGCACCAGCAGCTACTATATATATTCCGTTTTGTGATGCGGTTGATTGATTCTTAACTAAAACTCTGGCGCCAGCTGATAAAGCAATACCATCAATCGTCTGTGTACCAGATAATGTAATGCTAGCTGTTGTTGCAGCTTGTGCTGAAGCTTTAGGGTCTAGACCTTGAACTACAGAATCAACATATGCTTTATTTGCAGCATCAGTTGTAGCAGTTGGAGTAGCAAGTGCTGTTATTCTTTGACTACCAAAAGCGACTGCACTTGTTGGTGCTGCTAATTCGTCTATTCTTGCTGTAGCACCACCAGTTGCTCTACCTTTAGAATCAACTGTAATCTTTGTATATGTACCTGCAGAACCAGATGCCGATAAAGTTGCCGCTCCAGTAACATCACCAGCACCATTTAATGCAGCTGATGTATATGTTACATCGCCTGTAAGAGAAATCGTTCTGCCTGTTGCCCAAGCAGCAGCTGTTGTGGCTGTACTTGCGTTACCAACTAAAGCACCAGTAAATGTAGTAGCTGCAACTTGATTAGAAGAATCTCTTTTCATCAATGTACTAGCAGTTGCAGCTGCTGTAGCAGCGTCCATTGTTTCAGTATAGTGAAGACCACCAATATTAATTGGGGCGCCACCACCAGTTACACCAAGAAATAAGGTTTTTGATGTTTGTGAGTAAGCCGCTTCTCCTACTGCTAATGCATTATCAGCTGGAGTTCTAGTAGAGACAGCATATTTTAATTTAATTACTGTATTTGACATTTTCTTTTATCCTAAAATATATTTTGTTATCTATCTGTTTGGTAATTCATTAAAATATTATTACTCAAGTATTTGTTTATTCTTAAAATGTTCCGCCTGTAATTACTGCAATTTCTGTTTCTGTTGCAATAACAGGACCGGCTGCCCATGTATTAGAAGCTGACTTATAAAATATACCATATGAATTTTCAAGACCTATTGTCGTAACATCCGTCAGTTCGGGTACAGTCAGCGATGGTGTTTGTTTAAAATCTGGTGCTGAAATAGTAGTGCTACCAGATTTTTTTATGGTAACTTTTCCTATTGGATTCATTTCACTTCCTTTTTATTTAACATGCTTATTTATCCTGCTCCAGTTGATGTGGTGACAGCCGGAGTTACAGTTACTATTCCCTCTAGAACCCTAGTTTTTGTATAATCGCCAGATGAATTAACTACATTATTTGCAACGACTAAATCATAACAATATCGTCCTGGCTTTAGAGCAGCTGTATTAGCTGAAGGCATTTTCATACTAATTTCGCCAAGTGTGGCTGATGTTACAGTTACGGTAAAATTATTAGATGTTGTTGAGTCATAAGTTTTTCTTAATACAGCATAACCAGTGTGACCAGTAAGATTAACTGGGTCTCCCGAAGAATCATCTACAGTTAAGTTACTAGTAAAGGTTGCACCTTGCTCTATTGTTAGTTCTTGATAAGCGGCGATTTTATTTCTCCTCGACTTTTTTAATTTATGCTCTATTTAGTCAATTAAAAGACTGACAGGATAAAAAAAACCCACCAAAAGGTGGATATTTTTTATTGAAGATATGTGTTAATTATTTCTTATTTAAGTCCATATATTATTATTTGTCCAGCATCAAAAGTTGCTCCAGAAGCCCAATCAAAAGTAAGGCTTGTAGTTGATGTTGTAACTTGATTATTTACACCTACTTTAACTTCCCCATTTCCCATGTAAAAAGTTTGGTCAATACCAGCATAGTTTCTATCAAGTGTATTTACCCACACATACTTATTGACTAAATCATGATACATCCTTCCATATGAACCTTCTGTATTAGTTGTTCCATTAATACTTGTGTTTTGAAATGTTCCGCCAGTATTTGACCATCTTAATTGTGTATAACCAGCAGTAGAATGACTAACAGACCAGGACTCTATTATTAATTGTTTATATGTAGATAAATCTAATGTTGGTGAAGCAACTGTTGTACCAGAAGTAGTAGCAAAAGAAGCTAGTTGTGTTAATCCACCACTAGAAACTGTTGTAAATGTTGGAGGAGCACCAGTGCCTGCTGATGTCAATAATTGTCCTGCGGTGCCAGTTGCTACATAAGCTGGATTTTGTGAAGCATCGTAAGTAATAAGATTACCATCTGTGCCTGGAGCCATTTTAGCGAGAGTGATAGCATCATCTGCTATCTTAGCAGTAGTAACTGCGTTGGCAGCTAAGTCTACTGCAGCTATTGAGCCATCAACAACTTTGTCTATTCCTGTTGAACCACTGATTGTAACTGCCATTTATTGCTCCGTATTATTAAGGTTTTGGATGAGCTACTTTAATTGCTGCGATAGCATCTGCCCATGTTGTTGTACTATTTTCTTGGTCATCATATTGCATTTCAAATTGATTAAGTTCAGCGTAAGCTGCTACTCTTGCACCTTTCCAAGCGATAGCATCTGCAGCTACATGAGCAGCTGTTTCTTCTGCTGTCCAATCTACCACTTCTGTAGTAGTTGTTCCATCTGCATTATGAGTTACTATTGTATTTTGTGCTGCTGCCATTTTGTTTCTCCGTTATTATTTATTAATTATTTAAGTCCATATACAAGTATTCTTCCATTATCAAATGCATAACCAGTTGACCAAGTAAAAGTAAGTGGTACGCTTGTTAATGATGTTAAATCAGTTTGTA